AAGCGTCTAGCGCCCCGGTGAATCCAAGGCCAATTTTGCCATACGGCAAGCCAAGAGCATTTCCGAGGGAGGGCATTAGCGGACTTTCACGGGGTTTTTTGCGGAAGTTTTCGAGCGTTCATCGAGCGCCACAGGCACGGCGGCGACGGCTGCGGACTTGCCGACATTCAGCCAGCCCGCGCTCGTGATGCCGATGAAGGTTTTCTCGCCCGTAGAAGTCGATCCGCAGGAAGTGAGAAGCAGGCAGGCCAGCGCAAGGCATGGCGTCGCGATCTTCGAGGCGAGCTTGGATAGGCCGAACTCAGCGCCCCAGGCGAGAGCCGAGCCGATGCCCGCCACAATGGCCGCGCTCGTGCTAGCATCGACGCCTTGAGCAAGAAGCCACGTTGTCATGGAGGCGCAAGCAACAGTGATGCCCTTGAGAATTTGACGGAAGGCCCAGCCTTCACGGGTAGCGATAAGGGGAAGTAGGATGTCTTTCATGGCTTGATGTCTTTGGTGGTTTCTTTGTGGTGTTTGATGGAGAGAGTTTCAGCTGCAAGCGTCCCGGCATAAGGGCAATCTTTAACTCGGCATGCATTCACCATCCGCGTGATGCCGGAATGGATGCCAAGCTGCTGCGCCATTTGCTCAATCAGCGGCTCCTTCTCGTTCCGCCATTGCTCGCATTCCTGCGATCTCTTCCATAGCAGTTTGAACAGAAAACAGAGGGCCGTTGTAACGGCTCCAACTGCGGCGATGGCGGCGGCTTCGAGAGACATGATTATTCCTCCCAAAGAATGACTTTGCCGCTGGTAAGAGTGATAGATGATCCGCGAATCGGATAGTATCCAACGGGTAAAGTCTGCGCCGCGCCCGCTTCATCGCCATCATAAGCGCCCTCCGGATTGCCTGCCGTGGGTGCAATAATGGCGTTAATAACAGCTTCAGCAATGACGGTGAAGCCGTAGAAATTAAAAGCGGTGGCGTCTGTTCCGGTGACTACCTTATAGCCTTTCGATGCGTGCTCGCGGTTCATAATGTGATGGGGATGAATGAGGGTGAAAAAGTCAAACGCTTTTAGTCTGCGGCGTTTGTGAGTATTTTGCCAAGGTCAAGACCAAGGTGAGAAAGTGGTGCCAGGCTTGCGGCATTGTCGTTGAACAGCCCGGCAGCGGAAAGAATGGCATCAACGTCACGGAAATCGACTTCCTCGTTGCCGAGCGTTTGTGCCGCCCGCTGGACGTTAGAAAGCATGTTGGAATCTCCGGCGATGGCCGAGCCAAAAGGAATCGCGGAGGCGATGGGCGCGACCGTCATCGCGTAGCCAAGACGGCCAAGGCTCCACATCTCGCGGTCATCGTCGCCCTTTGCTTCGCGGAGGAGGTTTTTCAAAACCTGCGTAAACAAGCCGCCAACCGCAAAAGTCAGGAACGCTGCTTTCGCCGCCGTCACCGGGTCATTCTTGGCGTTCAGCGCCGCGTGAGCTGCTAGTGCGACTTTTTGCCGAGCCTCCGAAGCAAAAGCCCAGCCAATTTTCCCCAGCGGCCCCGTGTTCGCCAGTTCGGCGAGCGAGCGGTTAGCCATGCGGGTAGGCTGTGCGACCTGTTCCGTCGCCCGTTCCGCCTCCGTGTGAGCATAGGTTTCGAGTTCCGCGCCGGTGAGTCCTGCCGCCGCGCCTTGCTCGCGGTGGTAATCAAGAAGGATGGCATACGTCCCGGAGGTAAAGAAGGCGTCAGCGCCAGAGAGCACGTTGCCGAAAAACCGGGAAAGCCCTTGGATCTCATTCGGCTTGGCGGCGGCGAGCGAGTCCATCGCCTGCCGGACAATCGGCGGGGCGGATTTGAAGCGCCGCTGGATGAACTCCGAACGCATCGCATCACGCCAGCCAAGCCCGCCCGTCATCAATTTGGCGAGGCGGACAAGATAGGACGTGACGGGAATCTTTACGGCTGCCGCTGCAAGTTGCGTGGATTGCGAGAGGATCGCCGACATGCGCCCGAGAAGTGCCACGCCAGCCGCCCGCCCCTGCATCTTCGACCCGGCCTGAAAGAGTGCCAAACGAAGCGAGGCGTCGCGGAAGCCTCCTTGCCCAATCGCGTCGATCCACTGGCGGAGAGCGTTCGCCGCCTCCTTGCCGCCTTTTGCGTAAACCGAGTTCATCACCTCGCGATTGCCAAGAACGGCATTCATTTCGACAGCCAAGTCGTAGTATGCCTTCCAATACTCCATTTGGCGGGAATGGAGAATCATCGTTTGCAGAGCATCGCGGAAGTCCGGCTCCGCAATGGCGTTCCGGCTTCGAGTGCGGAGACTGCCCGGCGTGAGGATGGAGCCGCCCGAGACAGCCGAGCCGGTCACTGGGTCCACGACGTCGCCCGCCTTTGTCTGAACTGGCGTCACCGTAATAGGCGCATAAGCGTCGTGATGCGGCATATTCACGCCGTAGCGGGCACGGTAAAGCGGGTTCAGCGTCGCCCATTCGGCGGAGTATTTACCCATGATGAAGCTCATCACCTGCCGAGCTTCCGACGTGAGCGCGGCCTCGATTTCGTCAATCCATGCCTGATCGTAGGACCACTTCGAGGTGACTTCATTGTTCTCGTTCCGTGTGCCTTCCATGTGGCGACGTCCATCTTCCTGCCGCCACATCAAAAGAGCCTGGATGGCTTCAAGCTGCGAGAGTTCGCCCTTGCCCGTCTTGATCGTGCGTTGGGACAGATTCCACCGGAGGCGTTCGCCCTTTGTCCGAGTCCCGGCCAGTGAAGTGAAAAGCTCCTCGATCTCGTCGCCGAGGCGCTGATTTGTGTCTTCGTAGGTATTCGATGCCGCCCGCTCCGCGTCCACCAGCGAGGCCACGCGGGAGTTGTCGAGGCCAAAAGCGTAAGCAAGAACCTCGTGCATCGAGGACAGGTTGAGGAGCCATGCCTTACCTTTCCCAAAAAGCGACTCGTTTACCTTGTCGGCCTTCGTGCGTTCCGTCCGAACGCCCGTCTTGCCAGTGTCGTCGATGAAATCTTGGCGCATTCCAGCCCGGCGTTCTTTCCGCTCGATCTCGGCCAGCTTCCATTTCAGCCATGCGCCCTGATAGATGTCGCGGAGGGTGTCGAGCGCGGAAAAGGCCCGGCCACTGTCTGCGGCTTTCAAGTCGCCGACGAGTTCAACAACGCCGCGCTCAGTGATGGCGAGAACTTCCTGTTCTGGCGTGAGTTCACCGGAAGCAATCCTGGCGTCAAGATCGGCCAGACGGCCAGCAACGGCCAGCGCGTCCATTTCGGCAGCAGATTCGGCAACGGCAAAAAGCGCGTGCATGTCAGGGTCTTTCCCCTTGCCTTTCTTCCCGGCCTCCATGTCGGGGCGGGCTTTCTTGAACAGCTTTTTGATTTCGGCGACGGCTTCCTTTTTCAGATACTTCTCAAGCTCGACGTTCAGCTTGTCGATTCGCCGCTCGATCTCTTGGAGCATGGCCTCGTCAGTCGCCAAACCGGCCAGTTTCACATATCCACCCACACGGGCGCGGACTTCAGGGGGAGCGGCGGCAAGGATGCCGTCGAGCGTGCGGAGAGCGCCTTTCAGCATGTCCCGTTGCGCCTTCGGACTTCCGGCTGTCTTGCGGGCTTGATTCGCCCAGGCTTCCGCCTCTGCTTTGGCGTCTGCCTTCGCGGCCTTCTGCGCGTCCTTGTAGGCCTGCACGGCTTCACGATGCGCGGCTTTATCCTTCCGAGTCGATTCGATGCGCTTCCCGATCTCGCTCCAAAGCGTGCCAGTGTAGGCATCTGGCAAAAGCCCGGCGTCAAACATCGCCTGCGCCATCTGGTCCGGCATGATGCCTGCGCCCTTGGAATACCACGCGGGAGGAAGCCACGGCTGGCCGTCATAGTCGCCGCTATTGGCCTCGACCTTGCCGGACTTCTTCGCCGTTGTGAACGACATGAGCTTCCCAAAGTCCAGCATGGCTGAAACAAGTGGATCATCTTCCAGCGCGGACGGTTCAAATTCCAACGTCTGCCGAGCGTTTTCGGAAAGGCTGTCGAGATAGGCATTCATGCGCCGGTCGAAGCCGTCAGCCTCGCGGAATGCCTGCTCCTTGCTGATGTTCTTCGCGCTGCGAATCACATCGCCTTTTGCGATCCACTCCGCACCGAGGCGAAGTGCCCGCTCTTTCGCGACCTGCGCAATGGCAAGGCGAAGCTCCGGCTTGGCTTGGAAGAGGGAGAACTTGGCCTCCATGCGGGCGGAGAAATCGCCGGGGCGGATGCTGTAAGTGATTCGATTGTCAGCAGGATTGAACCGCTTGGAAAGCGGGATCACGTTGCCAGCGTTGTCGTAGGTGACGGGGTCGGATATAGAGTTGAACGCTCTCTCTTGATCTGCAAGCCCCTCACGAAGATAATCACCTGGATGTAATTCGCTATACTTCTCGCTTAGAAGACGATATGCCCTATTTACTGCCCCCGTTTGTTGCGGCGTGCTAGTGCGTTGAGCCTTTCCACTTTCGGTGTATCTGCGAGCCACTTTTCGAGCCGCTTTAATGTATGAATCAAATAAACTTCGGAGTTCTGGCTCAATGACTCCGTTTGAAATACCTCGATCAATGTTTTTCCTTGGTGTGTTGTCATAAATCGCCGCCTTGTCCACCATAGCCTGAGCCTTCGCCATGTCGCCAGCTTCGACGGCAGCTAGGTATTCGGCATCTTGCGCGGGCGTGACTTTGCCAAGGCTAAACGTCTCGCCCTCGACCGGCTTCCCATTCTCTTCGAGGATGCTGACAAGGTTCTCGTCAAAGATGACGTAGTTTCGCGTGCCTTCGCGATCCTTCTTGAGCAAATCAGCGAGCGCGTTTTCAGCGGAAACCAACTGAGCTTTGTTGGTGTCCGATGGGTCGCGTTCAACGTCTACCTTTCGGGCGTTGACTTCTTGCTGGCGCGCGCGGATTTCCAACGGAGAAACGCGGCTTTGTTGGTCGGCGTAGCGAACACCGGGAATGCCTGCGTCACTGAGGTTTCTGGAAGCGAGGGCGGGCGGATAGCTTCGATCACCAGCTAGAGACATTTCGCCGCCTAGAAGCAAGTATGCCTTTGATCCGGGCATAGTTCCATTTGCTGCCTGCGCTTTTAATTCAGAATTAATGAAGTTTTCATTGTTTGTAATGAACTGCGAAATCAGCGGCTCGATTGCAGCCTTCACCTTCTCGCTCTGCTCACTCAGTGGCTTGTCCCAATCGAGAAACTCGGACTCGTCCGGCAGGAGTTCGACGGTGTAAATGTTGGAGGGTTTGCCGGTCTTTGCTTCAAACTGCCTATCATACACACCGCCGCGCCCCGATACAGCCTCACTTTCAGCAAAATAAAGCCCCCAGCCGTAAGCCTGCGCACCCTCGCCCGTGCCAATCTTGGCCGTCGTGAACTTATCAACCTTATGCGGGGTTGCGTGGAAGGCTCGAATGCTGAACGTCGTAGGCCCGACAAGCTGCGCACCGTCCGGCATTTGGACGATTTTCGAGGCGTCGGCTGGAACGGCGCGAGACATCGAAAACGTCTCGCCATTCGGCCCTGGCGTTTCCGGTGAATAGCCGGAAGTATCAATACCTTTTTGCACAATCTCTGTTCCCATTTCTTCGGCGACCGCGTTGTGAGAAACTTGCGAATCAATGCCAAGCTGCTTTTCAAGTTCGCTTACCAAGTCGTCACCTAGCTTTCCAGCTTGCTTGAGTTCGCCGAGCTTTTGCGCACGGCTGGCAACGGCGGCAAAAAATGAGCTTTCGGCATTCATCGCGCCAGTGAGGCCGGAGCGCATCAAGAGACGGCCAAAGCGGCGCATCGCCTTTTTTTGCAAAGGCTCGCCAAAGGTAGATCGTCCGACAAGATAGGATTGCCCAAGATGTGACCATGCTTCTACAATGTCCTCGTTCTTCAATTCATCGTCCGGCAGTTCTCGGAATAGCTTGTCGCCGCTGGCTTGTTCATAGCTGCGGAGGCGTGAGAGCATCCATTCACGGCCTTTCGGCTCCATGATAATAGCCTTGGCATCGCCTTCGAGCTTTTCCTCGACCAGCGTGAGGATGTTTGAACCCTCCCAAAGTTTAATCGTGGTCCGAAGGATGCCATCCTTGAACTCGTTTTTGGAACTACCCAGAATGCGCAAAGAGGAGAGAAACCCGTCCGCTTCCGTTGTCGCCTTGTCGATGGCCTGAGCATCTTCAAAACTCGTGTCCGGTGAGATGTCGCCGAGCGCCTTGCCTTGCTCGACACGGTTTTTGATTTGCTCCACGCTCGCGCCTTCGTTGACGGCATCTTGAGCGGTGCGGACGTCAGGGAAGAACTCAACAGCGACCTCGCGCCCAAGGTTGAGATTCTTCTCCATGCTGGCGAGCGTTTCGCGAGTGAGGGCGTGAACTTTTCCAAGCTGGTCCTCTGCCCATGTCCACCGGGCCGCGTCCGCTTCTTGGTGGGTGTTAAACGTCGCCGCGCTGCCGTCGCTAGGAATGGTCATTAGCCATTTGCCGTCCACCATCGGGCGGAGAATTGGCAGTTTGCCGCGCCGCTCTAGCTCTTGCTGTTGAGCCATTACATCACCGGAGAGTTGACGCATGCGTTCTGCCAGATTCTTTGCGCCAGTTTCAATCGTGACCTTATCGCCTGCGCGAGAATCCCAAAGCGAGCTAGCCTTTTTAATGCGATCCAATTCGGTCTTTTCGGAAACGACAGTAATGGCTTGTGCCTCTGAATAGCCCAAAGATTTTAGGCCGTCGATGTCTTGTGTCATCACGCCCGAAAGTTTCGCATCCGCAGCCGTCATTTTTCCACCGAAGACAAGCGCCATCGGCAATGTCACGGATAGCAATTCGGGAGTTTGCGTTTTGATGTTCTCCCAAATCTTACCAAAGCCAATTTGTGTATCTTGGTCAATGGCCGTCACAATCGGCACGATAAATTGATCTTGAATCAACTCCTCTGCCGTCTCTGTCCCGCCTGCAATCAGCGTGTTTTGAGCGTAGCGGCCAATCAATGACGCACCTCCTACTGGTCGAGTAAACCGCGATAATGCCGCAGTGACAGCCGGAAAGCGCCCAAGTTGAAACATGTTTGAAAGCGACTCAACCGCAGCCTGCATAGGGGCGGCAATCGCGCCAATGCGTTTAGCGTCCTGCGGGTCGAATCCTTGGGCGATTAACTCCGTTCGATTCGACTCCGCAAAGTCGGCGGCGATCACTGCGCCCCCAGCAAACGGCCCAAGCGTGCCGATGATAGTCATGGATGGCAGCGTTGCGCCAGGTGCCTTGATAAGTCCTTTTTCAAATGTCTCATTCATCCAACCAGTTGTTGCCTTCACGGGATCTAAGTCACCTGAGACAATGCGAGCAATATCCTTTTCGACTTCGGCTAGTTTGTCATTCAACTCCACTGCCAAACGGCCCTCTTCCGCGAGCTGTGGGAACTCTTCTTCGCTTGAAGGCCCGAAACCAAACTCATCATTGATAGACGCTGGCGGCGTTGTGGCTGCGGTAATAGCAACACCAAGGGCTTGCCGGTTGAGCCGCTGGCCCATAGACGCAACATTTTTGCCCAAGAATCCCAATGTCTGCGCCCAAAATCCTTTCTGGTCGTATCCGGCAGCCTCAATTTGAGCGCCCAAAGCGGCGTAAACCTGCTTTCGATCTCGCCCTTTCATCTGCGCAAGTTCGAGCGTTAAATCCCGCAACTTGTCGGGATTTTCTTGCCGTGGCCGTTTACCTTCCTTTGTCTTGAAGAAACCGGCTTCAAGTTCGCCCAGTAGCTCCTTCGCCATTGGCACAAAATCGCCAACGGCCTCGCTTGCATTTAGATAGCCTTTTGTGAACTCGGTCGAATCGGGGATGCGGTCGAGGTTTTTGGCTTGCCATGCTTGAAGAGATTTGATGACATCCTCGCCGCGAAGGGCTGCTTTCGCGCCTTCCAGAGAGGTGTCTTCTACCTGCTTCATGCGCTGAAATTCTTTTTGAGCGAGCGCGTAAAACTTGGCTGTATCAACGGTTTCACCAACGCCGAAGTTTTGGCGCGTATAATCATTCATCAAAAGGTCATAGCGTTCCGAAACCTCGCGAGGCTCCTTTTGATACCGCTGCGATAACAAAGCCATATTCGCATACTGCATCCGATCCATAGCTGGATTTGCCGACATCGGGCCTGGATCATAATCAATTTTTTCGGGAGCTTCAAACATCCCGCGCAGCTTCAATTTCTTCTCTATACTGGCTTTTTCTTGCGTTGGAAAAAGCGGCTCGCCCTTGTCGTATTGCTGCTGCTTATAGTTTCCAAGCCACTCCTTCGCCTTGGCCTGATTTTCAGGGCTTAGAGCGTCGTAATTAAGAGTCAGAAATTCTGCATCTGGTTCAAGAAGGAGAGGCATTAGCGGGAAAGGATAGAGTTGGCACGTTCATTCAATTCTGGAAGAGTCGTTCCTGCGGGATTAACTCCTCCACTTGGCGCAACCGGCGGCAGCTTTGATGCAGAGCGGAGCTTTGAAATGATGCGGTTATACTCGGCCAGCAAATCGTCTGGAGTCTTGCCAGGATTGGCGTCCTTGTAGGCTTCGAGCATTTGCACGGCCTGTACCTGCCGAGAAGATGCGGCACGCTTGCCGTTCTCGTCGGCAATCTCAAATGCCTGATAACTGGAACCGCGAGCGTCTTCCTTCTGCATGTCCCACCACTTTTCACGGGCTTTCGATTCGATGTAATCGGCAAACTTCGGCTCTGTCTTGAGACGTTCCTCGTTATTCTTTATCAAGTCAGCCTTGAGGGTATCCACCTCCACGCGAACTCCGGGAGGCAGAGCGACGGACAAGTCGGAGAGTTTGCCGGTAGTTGGGCCAAAAACGCCATTTTTCAGGTCATCGTCGGCAAACCGGAACACGTCGCCAAAAGCGCGAGTGAATGCGCCTTCCGTCTTGCCTGTCTTCTTTTCCAGCCGCGCCAGCACTTCCGAGCGTTGCGAGCTTTCCAGCCGCGAATCAATCCGTGAGAGGAATATACTGTACTCCGGTGAATCTGTGGCGTATTCAAAATTTGCCGCCTCTTTCATCATCGAAGAGAAAGTGATCGGATCGTTTTTAGGCGCGACCATCATGTCAGCAAGCTCTGCCTTATCGCCATCGGTGAGGCGTTGGCCGTTTTCAATCATTGAAAGAACCTCACCTGGCTGGGCTTTGTTGCCTTTGATCTTGTCAACAATGCCGACAAATTCATCGCGGCGCATTTCGTTTTTACGTGAATTGCTAGCCCTTTCGAGTTGGATGAGTTGCGTTTGCGAAATCACGCCACGCTTGAAATCGTTTTGAGCCGCCTCGAATCCGTGGTCAGGATTTTGGTAAACCAACGCTGACAAATCCTTGAGGCGATATTCGTTTTCGGCTTCAACAAGGATGTTTGCTTTTTCGGAATCTGACATATCCGGGTTTTGCTCCACGAACGAGCGGACATCCTGCCACGTCGAGGCGGCATCCTTTTTGAGCGTGTTGAGTTCAGTCGCCGCCTTACTCAGCCGCGACGCCTTTGAGCGTTGAAGCGATTCATACTTGCCAAGCTCCGCTTCTTCTTGCGTCGCTACGCCTAGTTTTGCCATCTCATCGTAAGATGAAGAAACTTGGCCGTCGTTTCCATCGTCTTCAGCCTGCTTGATTCGGCGCTCCAACGCCGCTCCTGTGCGCCTCACGCCTTGCTTAAAGGCATCGCCTTGAACGGAAATCGTCTGTCCGTCCGACCACCGGCCAAAGGAGCGAGACAAGCCAAGCCGGGCGCGATCCGTAATCTTGAGGCCATCGACAAACTTCTGAGTCTCGTTCTGCATTTCCTGCCAGCGAGGAAGCCATTTAGACTCGTCGGCATTTGCAGGGTCCATCCGCCAAGTATTGAACTCCTGCGTTTTGGCACGCATGATGTTCTCAGCTTCGATGAGGTTTCGAGTGTCGTTCAGTTCCGCATACTTCTCTTGAAGCTGGAGAGCTACGCCGCCAACCTGCCCGATAGCCTGCGCCATCTGCATGCCTTGCGTCGCGTTTCCAGCCTGCAATCGGACGACGCCCTGCGGCTGAGTTGATGCCGTTGGGGCGCTGGCAATGCGAGCAAGAGGAACGAGGGCCATGAGGTTAGGTTTTAGCGGGTGCAGTTCGAGCTTGGTTTCCGTAGGCCGAATAACCCGCGCTGGCAGCGGATGCCGCGCCGGAAAGTAGCGTCGCCCCCGTGCTTGGAGCACTAGACAAGGCCATTGCCGCGCCGCTCTGCCCGGCAGCAAGGGCAGAGGCCCGCTGTTGTGCAAGGTTTCGCTGCTCAACATCGCCGGACCATGCGAGGTTCGAGAGTTCGAGCTGGTTTTGCACTTCGGTATCTGCCAGGATGTCCAGCGGCGTGCCCGCCATCTGGATGCCTTGCCCTGACATCGCCGCCATTTGAGACTGACCAAATCGCCGCTGTTCTGCGATCTTTTGCCGGGTGGCTGCTTTTTGCTGCTCTGCTGCTGTTTTTGCAGCGTCCGAAGCTGCGTCAGCCTGAGCCTGAGCGTTTAGCTGCGATTGCGTGGCCTGTTTTTCAGCGGCCTGCTGCTGCGTGGCATAGCTCGCATAAGTCGAGGCTGCCGCGAGCAGCACCATGACGACAAGGCCAGTGACATCGAGGTAAGCTAGAAAAGGGATCATTGCTTGGAGATTTCAGATTTGAGAACGTAGCCCAGCATATTGAAGGGAGTAGGGTCCGAATGCACAAAAGTCAACGAGATGGCGTCCACCCAGTCGGCTTTCAAATGCTGGTCCTTACGGCCCGAAAACACCGCCGTCGTCCCTGCCGGGTATTCGAGCGAGTAAAGCGTCCCGCCGCTTGTGCTTTTGTATTGCCCGCCAAGGCTCTTGTAGAGCAAGGTCTGCATGCGTTGGGCGTTGAACTTGTGCCCCTGTGCCGTGCCATCTTGCAGGACAAACTCAAGAGGCATAGCTTGCAGTGTCGAGGAATACGCGAGGCCAACGAAAAGCGTGGTCGCCGCCGCTGACAGGGTAATCGCCCCGCCAGATACGGTTTTGTTTTCGATGGTGTCGCCGTCCGCCCACACTTTGACGGCCTTCCCTTCGAGGTGAGACAGGCCAGAAACAGCCGTCCCGCTCGACATGGTAATCTTTTTGGCACAGTCGAGGTAACAAAAATCGGTAGCCGTGCTGAAATCGTATTCTTGAGCAGTTGGATAAAACCGCTCGATATAGCGAACCGTCGCCCCGTTCACGGTGCGGTTGACAATCATCCACACGCGATCCGCGTCGCCCGATCCGCGAACGACGGCGATGCTTTCAAAGGTGCCGCTGGTGGTCCGTTGAAACCATGCGGTAATCTGGTTTGCCCGCTGGTAGGAGAAGCCAAGAAGCCGCCCGTCTGCCGTGACAGCCCACAGAATCGGGTCTGGCTCGCTTTGGTAAGCCGTGGCGATGATGCCAGATTCCGTGACGTTCTCCGCCCGAAGCGTCATGTCTGGCGCTTCGTAGGCGTCGGAGGTGAAAACATAGGCGAACTCGAAAACCTTGCGTCCTGTCGGAGATACCCAAAGCAGGGAATCGCGGGTTTGAATCGGCTGGATGTTCGAGCTTCCCGCCCGATTGCGCCGGATGGCCTGCACGTTGGAAGGCTTCAAGACTTCGGAGCCGTCGCCGCCGCCCTGAATCGTCCACTCTTCCCCGCCAGTGCCGACAACAAGCCCCTGCCGGAAACTGGCGATCCACTTCACGAGGTTCGATTCGTTCGAGTTGAGCACGAGGTCAAAGCCGTCAGAATCTCCCTCGCCGGTCGCGAAGTTGAAAAAGTCATCGACGACACTGCCACGGATTCGATTTGGCTCCTTGGCCGTGCCTCCGAACCAGAGCCGCAGATTGTGAAGCCCGACCGCCCCAGGGTATCCGTTGTCTTCGCTGAATGCGTGAGTGAAGAACGATGTTGCTGCGATGCCGAGGGCTTGAGCAGGGGCGATGGCCGTATAAGGCAGTCCGGAGCGCACCTTGAGCACCGTTGAACTCGTGAGCGAAAGCACCGTAAACGGGAGCTTCACTTGAGCGTCTGAGGCTTCAAGTAGGACGGAAGCAAATTGCTTTGGCGTCGTGCTCCACCCGGCAAGCCGAAACCATGAACCTTCAAGCGAAGCCGTGTCTTCGTAAAGAATTGTTCCTTGATACTCCCCCTTGATGTTCCATTCCTTGATGACTTCAAAGTTCACGCCGTCCAAAGACTGTTCAAGCCGGATGGCGCAAACTGGCGCATTGTTACTCACCCACGAAGAAGAGATGGTGTATCCGCCTTGAATGAAAATCGACGCCGTTGGAGGAATAGCCGTGTCGTTCCCGGTGGTGTTGAGGTCGATTGATACCCCGCGAGCCGAACTTGAACTGCTGTATTGGTAAAGCGCAGGCTCAATAATGAAGCTGTCGCCCGCGTCAATGCCGGTGAAAATGTCCGCATCGCTAGCCGTGAGGTTATATTCGACCTCTTGGCCGGTAGCGACTCGCCACTTTGCCGCCGCCAGGTCCGTTGCAAACGTGCCGCTGGTATGGGCGACGATGCAATAATAGGCCACGCTGCTACTGATTCGGATGTCGCCAACGGCATAAGCCGTGGTTGTCGCCCAGGCGGCGTGCGTGAAGGACAGCGTGACAGTGTAGCCGCTCTCTTGCGAAAGCTCGTGTTCCTTGAGCGGCGGGAAGGTGTATTTCGCCACACCGACGAGGAACGAGTAAGTCAGCGCCGTTGTTGTCGCCGTGCTCCATGCCGCGTTTCGGATGAAGTTTGAGGAGAGGGAATCGACAGGAATCGACTCAATCAACAGCGGCGGGTGATTCGGATGCACCAGCACAAGGAGCCGGTTGATTTGCTGAAATTGGATGTCGTTCAACTCGTCCTCGTCGTAGCTGTTCGGCCACTCGACAATGGAGCCGGTCAGGGCGTGCCAGTAGCCAGCCGCGAGAGCCGTCGCAAAGCTCGAATCCTTTGCGTTGTTGTTGCCTACCCGGAGGTAGTTCGTGCCGCCGCTGGATGCAAAATCGCCGAGCAAGTAGGTTGTCGAGGTGGAATGTGCTGGGACGCTGTAATCGCTTTTGATTTGCAGGTAAGCCGGTTCATCCTCGCGCCAAAACCGGATATAGCCCTCGCCCACTTCGAGCAGGTAGTTCTCAGTCCGAGAAATGCGAACCGGAAAGAGTCGGCTTTTCTTGGCCGAGTCCTTCGTGGCGCCGATGTATTGCGTTCCTGGCGCTTTAAAAGCCCCGCCGTAGGGACGAATAACGAAGTTTTCGAGCTGGAGGCAGCCGCTTCGATACTGCTCAAAATCAACTCTCCCCTCCATGAGAGGAGTATTGATGCCGCCGTTGAAATTGACGTGAATAGTATTCATCGCGTGGAAATGACGCCACGACGGGCGCGAACGAGGTCCGAATCGTAAACAGGCTGGAGCCTGCGACCTTTGCCGGAGCGTGCGTCAGTGCGGCGCTTCTGAGGTGCAATAATGCCCTCAAACTGCCTGCGCATTTGCTCGCTCTTGTCGGTGCTTTTGATGATCTCCGAGGCGATATAGGAGGCGAGCAGGTAGGCGAATGCGTTGATGAAGTCTTGCGTCCACGTTGTCACAGTCGTGTGCTGGTAAACGTAAGAAAGCTCGACCACATCGGCGTCGGTTAGAAGGTAGCCTTGCTCGATGGCGTAGGGCTGCGAATCTTCTTCGTTGCCTTCCTCGCCATTCACGCGGACCACGCGGAGGGAATCGGAAGGAATCGAGTGCTGATAATCCCAGCCGCTCATTGGTGCGAGAATCCATTCCCCCGTTCCACTCGTATGCGATCCGCTGAACACAGAGCCGTCGAGGTCGAAGGTGTTCGCGTCTACGACAGTGATGCGCCACGTTCCATTTGCAGCCGGAACGCCCTCCACGTCCTGAATGTGGATGCGCTGGCCGGTAGCTCGGCCGTGACTTGTGGCTGTAACGCGGATCTCATCACTTGCGCCCGCATCGGCCAGGGCCACGCCGCTAAAATCCGTCCAAGTGAGCGTGAGATGCGCCCGCTTCATGGCGAAGTTCCACGGGTGAGAAGCTAGAGCTTCGTCACGGGCCGGGGCAAACCATCGGCGCACAGCCTCCGCCTGAGGGGTTGTATCCGTGTCGATGTCGGTTGCCGTATTGGCGGACACGAGAGACAGGGCGAGATTGCAAATTTCAGTCTTAGTCATGGGCTTTCAAAAGAAAGCCCTCGCCGCCCCAACAAAGAAAGCGACGAGGGCCGGACAACTCCACCACCAAGCGGAGAATTAAGCGAGCGTGTAAGCAATCGTCCAAGTCTGCGTGTGAGAAACGCCGCTTGTGACAGTGCCCCAAGTGACATAAACCCAGGCATCGTCAGTCAGTGTAACCGGCGTGATTGCAGCAGCGCCAACCGTGCTGTTAAATGCCTCAAACCCGGCAGCATTACCAAGGGCAATGCCCGTAGAATAACCGTCGGCATCGCCGGTTCCATCGTCGTAGATGTAGCCCACGGTGCCTGTGCAGGCATCGCCGGGATCGCCGTGATCCACAACGCACATGTGAGGCAGCACGCGAGCGCCTTTCGGCAAACGCGCGAGGTAGAGCGGATCAGCAGTCGCGGCGGTGTAGCCGGTCTTGGTGACTTGCAAAACATGCAGATTGCCGCCTGATTGTTTCCGGTTAGGAGCTGCGCTCATGTCGGTAAGCGCATCGAGTTGGGACTGTCCAAAGGTAGTGTAAACAAGAGCCATAATAGTAGAGAATTGAGTTTGGGAAGGGAGAAAGAGCGGGAGCCATTCGACTCCCGCTCAAGTTTGGGTTACGGGCTTTCGTCCGTATAGATACGAACGACTTTTTCGTTCTGCGTGCGAACCGAACCGCAGCGATAAACACCGCGAATCTGTTTGCAGTGACGGCGACCGGGAAGAATGTCCATGTGGACATTACGGCCACCGTCGGCGAACTTGACGCCGGACTTATGCCAAGCAAAGCAGGTGCGAACGTCGGTGGAACTGTTGCGGGTGAGACGCTCGGAACGAATGAACTTGAAGCCAAGGAAGCGATCCACCTTGCCGTCCACCAGGGCTTTCACGCTGGCGTAGTCTTCGGAGGTCATCTTGTCGATCAAGAGCATGTCCTGGAGCTGTTGCGCGGAATGCACGAAGTAGCGTTCACCGTCTTCGACTTCGGCAGCGTCAAGCAGCTTCTTGGCGCGGGCGATCTTCGCCAGCGTGAGTCCGCTGTTTGCCGTGGAGCCACTGGCGACGTAATCAACGGCAATCGAGAAATTGCTGTCGAAGGTGTTGGAAGTGGTGCCGTTTTCGCCGATGTAGCGAGTCGCATCGAAAGACTGAATAATCACGTCGTCCTGGGTGCGATTGCTTGCAGCCGTCATGCTCGCGACTTCATCGGAATCGGGCAGGGCGATGGTGCCAAGCTGCATTTCATCGTCTTCATCGAACGTGATAACACGCTCAAACTTGCGGCGATAGAGCCAGTAGCTTTCGCCGGTCGAATCGCCGTCTGGCGTGTCGCCTTTGCGCTCGGTGACTTCGGACATGGAACCGATGTCGAGCTGGTTGAACTTCCGGCGCTTGCCGGTAATCGTGGTGGGCGTGACAGCCGCGCTAAGGCGGGAGTCCATCTGTTGAGCGAGCATTTCCCAATTTTTGGAAAACTCGGTTTCGTAATAGGTAGTGATCTGGTCAGACATGACGTGAAAGAGATTTGAAGATTGCGAGACTGGCGTTTCCGAGTCTTGAAACTGCCGGGTGGTTTACCCTCTCGCGGGTGTCTCTTTCGAGGCCGCTGCTTGGCTCTCGCGGGTATCCCAATGAAGGGGCCGCTTTGACTCTGCTGTGATGAGGTTGAACTCATTGCAGAATGTCAAACGAGAAATTGAGACTTGACGATTCGAGGTGAAGCGGCATTATCGCGCTCACCAAATAGGTTTGCACTGTGGAGCGGTGTGATCCGCTCTACTTGCAAACCGCAACTAGGTCGACATTGCTCCACGATGTCGGCCTCTTTGTTTGCCGTTTTAGCGCCAACACTCTCACCTAAAAAGGAGGTCACTTGGCAAAGGTATTGAGAAGGTTGAATTGAGCGCCGCGCTTTTGCTGGCCTACTGTGAATCGCCCGCGACTTGCACACTTGAGCATGAGCGAGCAGGAAGCGTGAAAGAGCAAATAACCGATGTGAATACGCTCAGCGTTGAAGCCGGACTTTCACGGCGGCGCTCAATTCAGCCTTCAAATTCGGCGCATGGTGGATCGCAGTTCAGCCATGCAGAAGTCGCTAGGTTCACGCCTAGGGCTGCGCTGAAAGCATTTGAGTCGTGTTCTACTGAGACAGCCGAGCGACGAGTTTTCAGCGGTGCGAAAGCATCAAAGCGATGATCCTGATTCCCGACGAAACAGACAGCTTGCAGTTACCCGGCAACGGGACTGCTATGCTCCGAAGCCATCAAACCCTCTGAAACATAACCACAACGACCATGCAAGACCAACAACCGCCGCCAACCCTCCCTAAACCCTGGATGCACGACCTTTGGGCGCATCTCCACAACGAGCACGGCTTAACGCTGGTCGAGAGCGAGGTTTCCGAGATCGTGAGGCTTGCCGCGCCAGGATGGCAGCCTATCGAGACAGCGCCCAAAGATGGGACGCACATTCTGGCGCACGATGGAAATACCTACTTCCCGCCAGCGGTAATCCATTGGCATGTGGATGGCTGGTATCTCTCAAGCTGCCCAATAGACGGATACAGCGAATACGATTCGGCTAGATGGATGCCACTCCCAACACCTCCGCAGGTATGAAAAAGCCGGAGCTTTTCGGCCCCGGCTTTTTGTAATGCACTTTGCTTATTCGGCTTATTCGACTTTGACGCCTTTCAGCCTCGCCATGAGGTTAGCTGCCTCTTGCTGCCGTGACGGGCCTTCCTTGCCCATGTAAGCTGCATGCCAAGGATTATTCGGATTGCGCCGAATGTCTTCCGCTTGTGCTGCGCCATCCATGACAGAAGTCGATTTATCGCTGCCGACAAGAGCGTCGGGTTTGATGAGCTTCGAGACGGTCAACATGGCCTTCACAAACTTGGCGTTGTTGGCAAGCTCGCCGTCGTTGATGTCGAAACCGGCGACCTGAGCAGCTTTCGCGGCAAGGCCAAGGTTCGCGTCATAGTCAGCGCCCCAGTCTTTTTTCAGTTCGACCACCTGCGACTGTTTCCAGGCTTCAATCTGTCCTTGGCCTTTTTGCACGGCCTCGCTCATTTGGGTGAGTTGCCAAGCCGCGATCTTGTCAGCAGCCGCTGGCGGGATGTTGAGCGAGTGCGCCAGGGTCGCAAAGTCCTTAGCTTTGTCGTCGGACCATGTGAGTCCTTCGGGAAGGTTTTCCGGCTTTGTGAGCTTGTAATCTTCGACCTTGGCGGGAACGCCGAGGACTTCGCGGATTTGCGAATTGAACTTCTCGACCTCTGCCGGTGGAGCGTCAGGAGCCGGTGCTTTGAGCGTGGCCTTTTGGCCGATGAGCTTTGATGCGTTGGCATGGCCGCGCATGAGTTCCAGCGGGTTCGGATACTTGGCAAGAGCCGCAGCCGATGGCTTGAGATCGTCGGGAAGTGAAGCATCCCAGCCGGGCTTAAAGTTCCCCTTGTCGTCAAGAGAACTGCGGAAGTCCCATGCGGAAGAAGCGCCGTCAGCGTCACCATCGCCAGTTTTAGCCGCCGACGTGGTGGTTGTGGTAGCAGCCGCCGTAGATGCAGCCCCGCCTAGAAGCGTGCCGCCTCCGCCGTTGCTGCCGCCGTCGCCGCCGTCTGCTTCGAGAAAGAATCGTGGTTTCAGTTTCATAACTTAGATAGGGTTTGCAGTTCCAACGGTTTCACCGGCCACGACGTGCTCGCCGTGGATTTCCCAGTCAGTTGCCAGCGCGTCAGACCCGCTAGGTTGCCAGCCATGTAGCGAGTTGTCAGGATACACAATGCAGAATTGATTCTGGTAAGTGATCGGAGCGCCCGATTTCACGAGCACATCCTTCACCGCTGGCGGCAGGCTGGTCATTTTCGGGATGATCTCAGCAGGCACCAACGAGGGCACTTGCCGGAACACGAACAGCCCCTTGCCGTTCCAGCCTGCACGGCTGACGATTTTGCCCTCTTTGAGAGCTTCGATTGCTTGTCCGAATGTTTGGTTTTTCATAAATTATGCGCCCTCCTTCACGTTGGCGAAATCATTCGATTTTTCGGTGTCCTTTACTTCGCCGGGGAGTTTGCCTTTTAGCTTTTCCTCGGCCTTCACGAACTCGTGAACCGTGGCAGGAACGCGGCGATTGTCAGGGTAGCGTGTGGCGATCTCGGCAGGCGTGGCGTGCTGCTTGAACCATGCGACGTATGCAGGGTCTTTGTCGCCCATCGCTGGATGCTT